CACCCATGCCTACTAGACGTGTGTTGGTTGCAACAGTCGTCATTGCATCAATCTGGTGGAAGAAGGACAGATTACGCCCGTGGCTTTCTGTCCTTTGTGAGTGGAGTAGCATTCGTCCGGCGATTGAGCCGGACGTTGTGCGAGACCAATTCACAGACCTGATTGTGGCCGAGGCAAGTCGTACGCCCGGCCACACCCACGCCAACGCAGCTGCCTTAAGATCGAGTGCCACCCATACATCCTGCACCCTTGCAGGTTTGGTGGGAATGAGACTCTTCTCTATCGAAATGTCGAAGTCGGACCAACGAAAGGGAATAATTGGATCGAGGCAGTGGTTTTGGGTCAAGGACGTTCACACGGATAATAGAGTCGCGGAACCTAATCCTGATGACGTCCTTTACATTTGCGATGTGGATTACTACATCGACATGCCGACAATGCTGGGTGTACACCTTAACCCAGTCCTCCTCTACACCTGTGTTCCAGAACGGGCCACCTCTACGAAAGATGACGATACCGCTTTCACGTTCGACGAACGTGGAAGACTCGTCACGCGCGTGGCTGGTGGAGGCTCTTATGAGCATTACCTGTGGGACTATGGGTGTGATAGCATAAGCGTGAGTAAGAAATTCTTTGGAATACCTTACTCATTGACTTGTTACGCTATAGAGAGGAAACAAATAGGAAAGCATCGCCAGTTGATTCTTCTGGCGCCCATTAAGCGTTTCCTTTATGTCGGCGCTCTCATCGCATCCTTTCTCATCGAAGCTCGCCCCCTGACACGCTTTGACCCCATCACTGTTGCTTCTGATGGGACAAAGTTCGTCCGCTTTTATGTACATAAAGCAGATGTCTTGAGCATCACCACTGCGCGTCCTTTGGACTATGCCAGCGCTTTGGTGACCGCTGAGATTGACAACAGCGTAGCAGCAGTTTCCAGACTCGGCACGACCAAACTCTAGATGCCGTCTGTGGCATCATGGGATGCTGATCGTGTCTCTGCTGCTATCTTAACTGAATACCATAGGGTTGCTTCACCGTGTGGACACCCCTGGGTATTTCCTGTTGAGATGGGCGTTAGAACGTATTCTTATAACTTGAAAGAGTATGATCAAAACGCCCATGCTAAGTTGTCTGCCTTTATGTCTCCCTTGATCCATGGAGCATTCGCACCTGTACATGAGGCCGCCTCGGAGCGGCAGTGCGTTAAAGGCAGGATTGACGATTTGAAGAGACCTGAACCAAAACCCCATCGTTTTCGCGATGCGTGCATGGAGGAATTTGCTGACCTCCTCCTTAATGGCACAGTACTTGAACCCGTGTCTGTCGATGTCGTTGAACAGAAACAGACCGGCGCTGCCCAGAAACAGTCCTTGTGGAGGGCTTTCGTCAATGGACCCATACGAAAGCGTCTCTTAAAATGTTTCCTGAAAGCGGAGGCGTATCTTGACGTCAAAGATCCACGTAACATTAGCACCTATAATGATGCTGATAAGCTGGACATGGCGAGATTTGCGCTATCTCTATCAGAACATTGCAAGCAGTTTCCGTGGTATGGTCCTGGAAAGACGCC